ATAGGAACTGAACTTGCCAGCTTCCATCCGACCACTCTTGTTGCCGCAGAAGAACTCGTAGAACTTTCCGCTGTTCCGCTCGAACAACAGGAAGGACGGTCCATACATGCAGCCGGAATCTTTCTCACCTGCTCGGTCAACGATGTCCTGGTAGACTTCGTCGTCCGCATCGAACACTGCCAACGGCGGGTCTTCCGTTGTGTCCAGAGCCTTGTCACGGACAGCGAACGGAAGCACGTCGATGCTCTCGCCGAGGTCAGTGATGCCATCGTCGCCTTCGGGCACACCGTAGTGACCTGGAGCGATCTTCCCCTTATCCACATATTTTCCCTTCGTGACCAACTGGACACGCTTCAAGAACTCGGACTCACCACCATACTTGGTGAGGTCGGTCTTAGGGGCGGATACGGGGAGGCTCGTCAGTGTAGCAAGTTCATTTCCCATGTGATTTTCTCTCTTTCATTTCGAGGTTTCGCAATTCAGTTCGTTTAGCTTCCAGGTTCTCAGCCCGTTTACGACGGGCAACCCTCTCTGCCATAGTTCTTTCGTCCATGCACAGTACCCATTTGTTATGGGCAATCCATCCATCCAGTGCGGTGACCGCACCTTCTCGCATCAACATCGTCGCAGCTTCGGTCAATGTTAGGTATTCATTGTGGATGCTCCTGTATTTTCTAAGGATCGGCCCAATCTCGACTTCGCGGCTTTGTCTCTTACCAGTTCGTAAATCACGAACACAGGCTCTCACCATTTCGAGAGACTCACTCGCAGGCAACTCCGCACTTAGCTTTAGGAGTTCATCCTGATAGTGAAGTGGCAGCTTAGCCAGTTCTATTCCAAGTGTAGTCGATATTTCGTTCTTGTCAAGCGACTGCTTACATTTTTCTGAGAGGCAGTTCAAACTCAAAAGTCTTCGCACCCAGTCCGGGTGACGGTGAATGTGGGTTGCTAACTCTTCGACTGTCATCTCACCAGCATTGATGATCTTTTGCAATCTGCGGACATAGTCTATCGGATTAGTCAAAATCCGGTTTGAGTTCTCCACAACCTGGACGCGAAGCACCTCTCGATCTGTCATCTCACGAATTACACATGGGACCTCCATCAGTTTCAGGTCAGTTGCACATTCATATCGGTTGTTGCCGCAGACCACCTCAAACCTGCCGTCGCGTTCTCGGACCAGCAGCGGTTGAATGATGCCCATGTCTCGAATAGAGTCACGCAGCATATAGTAGTCTACGGTTTCCTTCCTAACGGGACGAAGCTGGATAGGACACCGGCATAAATCCTTGATGTGCAAATTGCGAAGTTGTCCGTTGTCCATCGAGTTCTCCCATAGCTACCCTATATTAGTGTCACTTTGTCCCAACCGTGCAAATAAAAATGCAAATGAGGACCAAAAAGGGCGGAAAAGTTGCTGCTCCCCACGGGCTAAGTCGTGTGGTGGCATAGGTTTATGATGATCTGGTGCAAATGGTGGGGAGGTCACATACCGCAGAATACAATATGATTATGAATCTTTCTTGAACTTCTGATTCACAGTATTATCATTTACTCCCCATTTGACCACCCCAGCCAACCTAAGTCGTTACTGGCAAAGGGTTTACAAAATGGGGAGCAAAGGGGAGTACGAGATTCCGGTTGGCGTAAGTCGTTGGTGAGACAGACTTTACGTCGAGACCATCCTCCCCACTTTTCTCCCCTTTCCTCCCCAATACGAAAGATTTTCATTGGATGCCACAAAAAGTGACACTAATATAGTGTGTACCCAAGAAACCACAGGAGATTTCAATGAGTTCAATTCGCAAAGGCATCGAGACGTTTCTCGAAGCACACAAGAGTGAGTCACCATTTCTTATCGAGCGTTGGTCGGTCGATCTTGAATCACAGTTCCTTGTCCACCCTGGAAGCAATGAGGTGGAAGAGGGCAGCAATGTCTGGACAGACGGCGAACAGGAATGGTGCAACCATCGCTGGCCTTACAAGGCTGGCAGTGATCCGTTCTATAAGGACAAGAACCTTCGGTTCGATCCGTCTGTGCATCTGACCCGCATTGGTTCCACATGGTGGAACTGGAAGACCAAACGGTCTGTCGCGGTCGCGTTCGACATCGACATGGAAGAGGGTCACGCTCCCAGCACAACCACTGTGACAGAGAAGCAACTTGCAGGCGTCGTCAAACGTCTGGAGGCGTTGCCCTACGTCACCCTCGTCAGATCAACTGGCGGGCAGGGTGTGCATGTTTACGTATTCTTCGACGAGGACGACCAGCCGGAAGCAGTCAACCACAACGAGCACACGCAAGTTGCATTGGCTGTTCTGGAAAAGATGACCGAAGACTCAGGGTACGAGTTCGCCCAGCACATGGATGTCAAGGGCGTCATCTTTTGGTTCTGGGCTGATTCTTCTCCCGAAGGTCATCCTGGTTTCTCTCTGATTCAAGATGCCAGTGAGGCTATCGGGTGGGCCGACATCGAAGACTACGCTGGCAAGTCGCTGCGTAATCCCAATCGGAAGACGACCCACAAAGGATTCGATGATTCCGGCAACAAGGCTGAGTCAGACGGCGACTACAAAGTCTATGACCTCGACGACGAGCACAAGTCCATCCTCAAAGAACTTGAGATGCTCGACTATTCGTTCATCTGGAACGGCGAGTTCAACATGGCACATACGCACACCTGTGCCCTCAAAGAACTCTACGAGTCTCGAAAGAAGGCAGGCAATCCGATAAAGGGATTGTTCGAGACACTCTCCGGTGGCACCGACAAATCGAAGCCGAATTGCTACATCACTCCACGAGCGGACGGCGTCTTCCAGGTGAAGCGATTCGGAGTTGGCATCACAGAGCATCCTGTGTGGCACAAGCATGACAAGTCTACGTGGTGTTACTACAACCAGGATGTCTCCACGGATCACATTCTGAGTTCCTACTGTGCGTCCAAGCCGAGTTCAAACAAGTTCGTGTTTGAGCCGTCACGGTTGAAGGAAGCCATGGAAGCCATGGGTCACAAGTTTGATTACCACCTTCAGGGTGCTGTTGAGGTTGTGAGGAAAAACGACGGAACCTTCATGGCAGTCACCAAGGATCAGGTAGCTGACTGGCATCAAGGCAAGAACGGTAGCAGCCTGACGCTGCCAGTGGTATCTAATCCAGAGGTCAGGATGATGACCACGCTGGAGGAAGCCGACAAGGTTGTCAGGAGTATGATCACCGAGCAGAAGGAAGTCTACGGCTGGTGTGTCAACACGACCCAAGGCTGGATCAATCACAACGAGTCCACTGTCGGTCTACGGCTACGGCAGAAGTTCGGCAAGGAAGCTGACTTCGTCAAGGACGCTGCGGTTGACAATCCTTGGAAGCTGGTCTGCTTGCCCTTCTCGCCAGAGTACATCGGCGAACGCGAGTGGAACAAGAACGCTCCACAACTGGCAATCGAGCCTTCCTTGTCTCCTGGACCACACCCGCACTGGGATATGATCTATGACCACATTGGTCAATCTCTCAACGCTGCGGTGAAGCAGACGCTCTGGTGTCAGCAGTGGGGACTACAAACTGGTGCCGACTATCTTCGGTGCTGGATGGCTGCCCTCATTCGGTATCCGCTCGAACCGTTGCCGTACCTCTTCTTGTACGGACCACAGGATTCAGGGAAGTCGATCTTCCATGAGTCGGCGTCTATCCTGTTCACTCATGGCTCGGTTGTCAGTGCCAGTGGTGCCCTAACGAATCCGAGTGGGTTCAACTATGAAATCGCCAACGCAGTGATCGGGTTCATCGAAGAGAAAGACCTCAGCGTTATCCGCGAGGGTGCTTACTCCAGGATGAAGGAATGGATCACAGGCAAGACCTTGACCGTGACTAAGAAAGGCGAGACCCCGTACACTCAGAACAACATTCTGAAGATGGTACAGATGGCAAACTCGCCTACCTCGTGTCCGATGGAAGACGGCGACACACGCATCACTGCACTCGCCATCAGCGTCCTCGGTGCCAAGAAGATACCGAAGGGTTTGATGGAACGCAAGCTGCGTGAGGAAGCACCGTTCTTCCTGCGGACGATTATGACTACTCACCTGCCAGACACGCCTGACCGTCTGCGGGTTCCCATGCTGGCAAGCCGCGACAAGGTTGAACTTGAAGCGATGAACCAGAAACCGTGGGAGGCGTTCGCGGCGGAAACGCTCCACTCTTGTCCAGGTGGACTCGTGAAGTTCACTGACTTCTACGAGGCGTACTTCAAGTTCTGCACACTGCAAAACACAACACCGGAAAAGAACAAGGCTTTACTTCAACTACTGAGAAACAGGAGCGACAAATATGTTATTGGCGTTGGTAGAGGCAAGCAGAACTATATTGCAAACGTATCACTTGATCCCAGCGAGAAGTCCTGTGATGCTCCCTACGAACTCAATGAGAAGAACGGGAGGTTGGTCAAATGTACCGTGTAAGACTTATGACTGCTCAGGGCAAGGTTTTGAAGCGTTTCATTTTCAACGAGCCTCCAAAGCAAACAGACCTTCAACAAATCATGGAAGGAAAAATGGATGAAAACTGGATTGACGTGGAAAGGATTCCAGTGGATATTAGAGACCATCAACTGGAAAGAGAGTGTGAATATGAATGAAGATGTCATCAAAGAGTCAAACCCAAAGGACGCCATCGGTTGCAGCAAGGTGGCGTTCTCTACGGTATCTGCTCCAGTGATCGCTGAGGTCGCTGTCGGTATGCTGGAGGGTGCCATCAAGTATGGTCGGCACAACTATCGAGCCATCGGTGTGCGTTCCAGCATCTACTATGATGCCACCTTACGCCACCTGACTGCTTGGTGGGAAGGCGAAGACGTTGACCCTGACTCTGGTCTCAGCCATATCACCAAGGCGATCACTTCGTTGGTCGTACTGCGTGACGCAATGCTTCGAGACAAGATGGTTGACGACCGCCCGCCAGGGACGCTCGACTTCATCAAGTCGTTGAACCAGAAGACAAAGGAACTCCTGGACAAGTACGAAGAACACAAACAACCATTCACGCATGAAGACGTGGACGGTCCAGATACGTACCGAGGGTGAAATGATAAATCTGAACGGCAACCTGCTTGCCGCACTGGACCTCGAAACCACCGGGCTGGTGGACGGCTACCATGACATCGTTCAGGTAGCAGTCGTCCCGCTGGACGGCAACCTCGATCCGCTTGACACTGCTCCGTTCTACATGAACATAAAGCCAGATCATCCAGAGCGAGCCGACCCAGAAGCGATGGCAGTCAACGGTCTCGACCTCGCTGAGCTAGCGATGGAACCAGACTGTTGGCAGGTCGCAGACTATTTCGACGAATGGTTTGAGAGACTGAATCTGCCTCTGCATAAGAAGCTGATCTACTTGACACAGAACGCCCCGTTCGACATCCCCTTCACCAAGCACTGGCTTGGCGTCCAGGGGTTTGAGAAGTATTTCCATCGACGTGGACGAGACACGATGTTTATGGCGTTGGGCCTGAACGATCAAGCCGTGTGGAAGAATCGTGCAGTCCCCTTCAGTCGCGTTGGATTGAAGGCACTGTGTGAGACATTGGGAATACCCTTAGACAATCACCACGACGCTCTCGCCGACTGCATCGCTACTGCGAAGGTTTATCGGGAGTTGCTTCGGCTCGAAGTCTAGCCTTGGCACTGGGACCAAGAATCTTTCGCGGGTTCTTGATCCCACGTTGAAACGTGATCTTTGGAACCACGATTTTCTTTCCCTTACATCTTTTACATTTAGGCATGACTATGAAGATTCCTGTTTTGAATGATGGCTTCGTCCAGTACATCGACCACATGGGCAACGACCATGCAGTCGTACAAGCAGCCAGAACGTCTTACGTAGGCGTGTCAGAAGATGCTGACCACGCGAAAGACGAGCGGCTGCTTCGGTATCTGATGAGGCACAAACATTGGACGCCATTTGAAATGTGTATCCTGAAGATTGGTATTAGGATTCCGATGGATGCTTGGCGTCAGTTCGTCCGACACCGGCTATTCTCCATCAATGAGTACAGCACTCGATACAAGCCAGCAATTGACTCTCGCCAAGTGGCGAGTGACTGGCGTGCTCAATCGAGCAACAACAAACAAGGAAGCGATGGGTGCATCTCTCCAGAGATCGCCCACACACTTAGCTTCGACGAGGCTCAGCTACACTCTCACATTGAGGGTGTGTATCAGCGTCGTCTGAAGCTGGGGGTTGCCAGGGAGCAGGCACGCAAGGACCTACCACTGAGCACCTACACTGAAGCGATTGTTGAGTGTGACCTGCGAGGCTGGTTGCACTTCCTCGGCTTACGGATGGACTCGCACGCTCAGCTTGAGATCAGGCAATACGCCAACGCAATTTACGACATCTTGGTCGGATTGTTTCCTGTCTCTTGTCAAGCGTTCAGCGACTACCACCTGAAGGCTATGACACTGACCGTCTGTGATCTGCGGGCTATCCGCGATCCTAATTACCAGTTTCCAACTGAAAGAGAGCGTGAAGAATGGCTAGCGAAGAAACAACTGTTGGGTCTATAACCCTGGACGACTACCAGAAGCAGGCAGTGACGACCGCTGTCTACCCGAAGGAAAACCAGATCACCTACCCAGCACTTGGGTTGGTGGACGAGATCGGTGAGTTACTATCAACCGACCTCGCCGACCTTGACAACTTGGTTGCCGAGATGGGTGATGTCATGTGGTATTGTGCGGTCCTCGCTTACGACCTCGGAATCCCACTCCACGTCTGCCACGAGAACCCAGACCTCAAGAACCTACCAGATGGTCAGGCATTGTTCACCAACGCTGCGATCATCTGCGGGCGGGTCAAAAAGATTCTCCGTGGTGATGGCAACGAGGAAGATCGTCACATCAAAGTGCAGGTCATCTCTGCCTGCATCGGCGACATCGTTATCAGAATCCAGTCCCTTGCGGGACAGTTTGATGTTCCTCTTGTAGAGGTGTGCGAGAGAAACCTTGACAAACTGTTCGACCGCAAGGAACGTGGAGTCTTGAAAGGTGACGGCGACAACCGATGAATCGTTTCGTTCTAATGTTCGCGGTGTCCTGGATATTCTTGCCAAGCAAGTACCGGGACACGCCTCCAGTGAGACCTCACGTTGAGGCTCTCCCTGATCCACGCGAGTCAGTGCAGGTGCGATCCTGGAGATACTATCGTCTCCAGGATCGCAACGGTGGTTACTACAGGACGGAGCGGGTTACTCCCCGCAGCTACCGCCCTTGGTGAGGCTGCACACGTCAACTGATTCTTCTACGAGTTCAGCACCCTCGTGCTTGATCGCTTCAGAATAGGCGACAGGCACGAGGGGTTGTCCTCCCCGTGCTCCATCTGGATAGCACGTCACGCCTCTGATGTTCGGCAGATGCTTCATCAGCATATTGCCAAACTCCATCACGCGACCAGAGTTGTTGTACTCTGATCCCCAAGCTGGCAGATTGATCGTGCTGCTGATCCCATGGTCAACATACTGTTGAACCCACGCTTGGAACTCTACACGCCGCTCCACATTCTGTGCGAGTGAGTAAGCATCCTCGATGCTCTCTGGCGACACGCCCTCAGCAATCAGCCGCTTCGCGGTTGGGTCGATCACGTATTGGTAGTGCCACTGGTCACCCTTCAGGTATCGACGCTTGAACGCCACGCAGAAGATCGGCTCGATCCCAGTGGTGGTCTCAGCGATGATACCAATTGTCCCGGTCGGAGCTATTGCACGAGTCTTCTTGGGAACACTCAGGTCCCACTCTTTGGCGAACTCTCTCGCGTACTTGCCGCTCTTGGCATACTCCAGCAACCATAGACTCAGGTCATGGTCGGGAGCATAAGGCTTGCCTCTCTTCAGCAGCCACTCATGGACACCCATGACGCCCAGACCAAGCCTGCGGTTCTTCGTGCGTGCGTGATCGACTGCGGCATAGGGAACGTCGCTGTAGACCGTGCCAGCCATCAGGAAAGCCGTGGCTGCCCTGGTGATCTCTCGCATCTCTTCGATGCTCTCTACGTTGGCGAGGTTGATGGAACCAAGGTTACAGATGTCGCTATCGTCACGACTGCTGACCTCCGTGCAAGCATTACGAAGTGTCTCTCCGCTGTTCTTGCCGGTGTCAATCGAGAACCCTGGTTCGGCAGTCTCAAGCATCTGGTTCGTCACAGCCCAGTAGACCGAGTGAGCCTGCGAGTGCAGGTCGTGTTCAGGATCAGCATAGGCTTCAAAGAACTCGTCATCCAACTGAACCGAGATGTTTGTCTGATCCAGGGTTGCCGGGAAGTTGAAGTCTTTCTCTTTCATCGCCTTGACTTCGGGCGACCAGTTCTTGATCCTGATAAACTCGTGAACGTCCGCATGTTTCCATGAGAGACCAGCCCAGATCGCACTACGTCTGGAACCGCCCTGCATGATCCCTCGACCGCACTCGTTCAGCATCTGCATGAGAGCAATCGGACCAGTGGCGTGACCACCAGTCTTTCGGATGCGGCTGCCTTTGTGACGCACGTCGCTGTAATCAACACCGATGCCTGCTCCAGTCATCAGTGCCATCGCAGCCTTGTGCAATAGCTCAGCCCAGCCTTCTCTGGAATCTGTTGCCCGCAGCAGCAGGCAGTTCTGTACTTGGTGGAATGGGCGACCGCTAGCATAGAGATAGCGACCACCTGGAATGAACTTACGTTCTGTGATATAACGACAGATGTCCTTGGCGAGTCTGTCCCGCATCGTCACACCAACTGCTTTGAGTGGATGCTTTGTGGCACGGTATGAAATCTGCTCCCAAGTCTCTTTGCCTCCCTCTAGTTCGTGAGAGTATTTCATCTCCATGATAGAGTGAGCAAACGGAGACATTTCCATGTCAGAGTATCCTTTCGATAGCGGCGATTAGAGAATGACGTACAACGTCCTCTTCCTTGAGTTCAACCAAACCGATGCCATCCAATTGCACCAGCTTACGACCAATTTCTTCAAACGAACCTTGACAGTCACTAGGAAGATCAGATTGACGTAAATCGCCAGACAACACAAGTGTGCTGTTCTGACCGATCCGAGTGAGCAACATACGTATTTCATTATACGTTGCGTTCTGAGCCTCGTCAAGAATTATGAAGGAATCATTGAAGGTTCGTCCCCGCATCATAGACAGCGGGACCATCTCAATGACGTGCTCAGCAGTCAGTTCTTTGAGTTTCTTTCTTTCCAAGTAGCAAGAGAACTCGTCGAAGAGAGGGACCAGATATGGTCCGATCTTCTCTTCCAGAGTTCCCGGTAGAAAACCAATGTCCTTGCCAACCGATACGACCGGTCGGCAAACAATGACTCGTTCGATGCCTTTTCTCTTCAGCATCTGGACTGACATGCCAGCCGCAATGTGAGTCTTGCCCGTGCCTGCCGGGCCGAAGCAGAACGTGATGTCATTATCGACGACGCTCTTGATATACTCCTTTTGTCTTGGGGTTCGTGCTGATACACTCCGTGGCTTGAATCCGCTTCCTTCAGGTCTTTCGCTTCGGTCGCGTGATTGTCTACGCCTGCTCATGTTTGCTCCGTTATAGGTTAGTCACGTTCGCTCCAGATGGAGTCTGCAAGACCCCACTCAATGGCTTCCTCTGCTGTGAAGTAGAAGTCGCCAGATCGCTTGCTACGATCATCCCACCACTTGAAGGTCTTGTTGCTCAGCTTGGCGAACAGGGTTGTCCATGCTCTGTCCAGGTCTTTCAGATGTTTCATCTCAGCTTCAAGGAAAGTAGTCTTGCCTTCCATCTCGCTGGCACCGTCGTGGTGCATGAAGAACGTGTGCTGAGCTACCCAGCGGTGACCGGGTTCCCCGGCTGCCAGTAAGAGAGGGGCAGCCGACATACACTTACCGTATGCGAACGTGTGAATCGGGCACGAGATAGTGCCCATGATGTCATAGAGGGCGAGAGCATCGTAGATGCTGCCGCCGTAAGAAGAAATGAACAACTCAATGGGTTTCTTTGAGTCGTTGGTCTCCATCAAGTACATACCCTTGACGCAGAAGTCAACAGTCTCGGCATCAATATCTCCAAGGAAGACTCGGCGATTGATTACATCAACACCCTTTTCAAAGTAGGCATTGACCCATTCGGAATCAAACTGTAGATGCTCAGACATATCACCCTCTCAAAGGTAAAAAGAACCCGCCCGCCTACGATGGCACAGCGGGCGGGTTCAAAACAGAATTACACAACAGGATACAACGCCACGACGGCATCGTAGATGTAATCCTTACCATCTTCAACCGCAGCCTGGATAGCCAGATCGCGGATCAGTTGGTAACGAGGTCGGCTCTGACCATTGCTTGCAGGACGAGTCAGGCCAGAGGGTTGCTCACCAGAGTTCCACAGGCTGCCAGAGATGACGTTCAACTCGAACAGAGCCTGAGCAGCCTTGCGATCCACCTGACCAGGGGTCGAGCGGGTCGTGCTACCATTAGCCGTAAAGCCAGTGGCAGTCCAGGTGACGAGGCAGGGGATGTTGTTGACAGACGTGCCGTCAAACGTAAGCGTGACCGTACCGTCGTCGATACCAGCCGCACCGGAACCAGAGACGCTGATGTCTGCGTTCGTCCAACTTGGGAACGAAGCCGAAGTCATAGCAGTGTCGATGGCACCTTCGATAGTGGCAGGCACGGCATTGTAAGCAATCGCAGCCGTGGTCACAGTCGTTCCGCCAGCTACGGTCGGGAACTCAAGAGTGATGGTGTAAGTGTCAGCCGCACCTGCATCAGTTTGCTCAGGAATGACAGACACTTCGTCGGCACCGGCGTAAGCCGATCCGACCGAGGGGTCGTGCAACGCTGCCTTCGACAGCAGTTGTTCGCCCGACGTGCGATCCAAGCCAACGCGAGGCTTGCCGGGAATCGGACTCGTCGAAGCAAGGTCAGTGTAAATACCCATTGTTTCTCCTAGGAAAGAGGGTTACTAAAATCTACCGAGCGGACAATGCTCGGTCGCCATGGCTAACTTGTTTGCTAGAGGATCGCCGACAGGAGCAATGTTGCAGCCGCAGGTTTTGCAGGCGTGCTTCTCCTCGTCGTACATCTCGCATCCCTTGCAGTGAGTCTCGAACAATTCTTTCACCTCTTCGGGTGTCCTTGTTGGACTTCCACTAGCAACCCAACGACGCACGGCACCAAAGTAATTCATCACCTTGGTTCCTAGCTTCGCTTGGTTTTTCTTCTCTTCCACCCTCGTCTTCGCATCGCACCGATGACAAATCTCGGAGTCCACTCCGAGATTCGTAATCGAGCACACATGTCCCTCTTGTCCCTTATAGCGATAAGGGCACATAGGGAACTCCGGGTTATCGAGCACCGGCAGTGTCTTCACAGTTTGTGTCGGAGGCGGGACGGGAGTCTGACCAGACGCTCTGATAACGCCATTGATCATGTCTTCCTTACGCTTCTCCGCACAAGGTGTTCTACTCACGAGGTTGATCAGCGGACAGGCTCGGCACACTTCGAGTGGCACAATCTCGCCTTTGGTTTCCGCTTCAGGGTGGATGCACCTGTGATGTATCTCGCCCTTGATCTTCTCTCGCTGTCGTTTGTTGCAGTCTACCATTTGTCTTCTGGGCAGTGGTTATTGGGATGTTGAGCAACTATGTCTACCGGGTGATCTTCACCCGGCATCTTCTTGCAAGTCTGATGCTTGAGCCGCAGCAGCGGGCAACCATCGCAAACCTGTTTGATCTGCTGCAACTCTTCCTCGTTCCTTCGAGGGAAGTGAACATTGGGAACATGTTCCTTCGGTGTCTTGCCTTCACAGTCCTCACACTGAGAACAGATTGTGTCATTGACACTCTTTCCATATAGTGTGCAGAACTCAGTATTGAACCCACGGTTTGTGATAACCATAGGCCACTTGTGTTTACAGTCTATCATAGGTCTCCAATATCAGGTGCGTTGCTTGGGTCTCCACCACTCAATCCAGGTTGCCTAATTTGCCCTCCGTCTGCCCCAGGTGCTTCTGGGTCTGGAATCTCAGCTACGTCTTCGCACTCATTGAATCCTTCTGGTCCAGTTCCTTCTATGCCTTTGATCGGGCCAGCTTGGAGTATGTCTGTCTTGCCGCACTGGTACAGTCCATTATTCCACAACTGTGCTGCCTCAGCTTTCTTCTGACTCTGGAATGATGTCGCTGCGAACAACGCACCAAACGAGTGGCAGAAGGTATGCTGGCCACCGAAGCAAGGACGACCAGGGCAACTGCAACCACAAGGACCAGCAGTATAAGGCATACCACCAGTGCAAGCCTTGCTTCCGCCGACCTTCCAGTTCGTCACTGCCGCTGGAGTGATGTAATGGATAGTCACTTCGTAGACGCAGCCTCCGTTTGCCGGTCCAGGATCGCCGCACGCAGTTTCGCCATCGGAGTCTTCCAGGTTATAGCTCGTGCCGTTACCGGCTTCGATGTTGTCTAGCTTGTCCTCGAAGTTCTTTTCCGCAAGCGGCTCGAACGGATCAAACACGGGTTCGATGTCGTCGGCAATCTCGTTGCCTGTCGAGACCTTACAGACGAGCGTCGGGGTTGTATCGTCAAGATCGCTGGGATGTTTGTCTCCATCTGTGTTGAGCACAGACGTATCGGGATCATAAGCACCACGGAGCGGGTGGTCTTCGGGCGGGATGACTTGCACGTCGAAACCATCCCCAGCCTCCGAGCCTTGATCCGCCAAGGGATGGATAGCAGCACCGTCCTGTTGGCTTGGCCAAGCCCACAAGTATTCCTCCGACTCCCCCGCACGTACCGGCGTCCAGCACTTGAAGTTGATCGTGTTGGAATCAATGTTGTAGACCGCTTGCTCGATGACAACCTTGATAGGTCCAAACTTAGTGGTATTGATAGTGATGGCATCGAAAATATCCAAGTTCAAGTGAATCATGGGAGTCTCAAACTCCACATGCTTCCAGGTGTTACTGTTACGAATCGACCAGAACGTGGCAGACTTCTCCACCAGTTCAAAGATGTTGTACGTGTAGTAGTCGTAGCTCGCATCAAAGATGCCGTACTTCGGCACGTTGTGCTTGATCACGAACTCGAAATCTGTCTCGTCGGTCTTGAAGATTCCCGCCTCGCCTTCGCTCCAGGAAATGGTCGAACGAGTTTCGAGGTCTTCAGTGCCCGTGTGCGTAATGCGGAACGTGTTCGGCAAGATGTCGCTGTCGGTCAGCGTCTTGATCGAAGTAGGTTCGCGGCTCAGGTAAACCAAGTAGATCACGTTGTCTCGGATGAAGACGCCGCAGCGTGCCTGGAAGGCGATGTCGCGGATCAAGTCCAGAACTCGTGGACGGGACTTCCTGAAGAATCCCATCGGGTACTTGGTGAGATCACTATTCACTGACGCGAACGACGCAGCGTCCACAGTCAGGTCGGTGTAGGTCTCTACTAACCATTGTATAATATCAGCGGTGTTTGGTCCAACAGAACTTGTGAAAGAAACGAAGATTTCATCGTCCCAAGTAGCCAGCCCCTCGGTATCAATGGTAGAAAGCGGAGCATCCAAAACAATCTCAACAACGTCATAACCACCATAATCCGTAGTCTGCACTGTGTAGAGATCGGTCGGCAGAGTCGTCAGGAGTGCCGTGTCGCTGAAGTTGCGGTACGCAGCCACCTGATCCACCGTGCCGGGCAGCAGCGAAACAATGTTCAGCACTTCGGCTTCATCAGCCAGCAGCACCTGCGACCCCGGTGGCAGCCAGATGAAGGCACCACGGTCGAACGCATTGAAGTATTCCCACGACTCGCCTGAGCCGCCCTGGATGTCCTTGCTGAAGTCGTAGCCTTGACCGGACTCGCAACCAGCCACTGTGGTCGGGATGCCGTCGTCGCCTGCTCCTGGTCCCCAGCGGAAACCCCACGACGGATCGGGAGTGTCCACGCACGGCGGGTTGTCAGGTGGGTTCGGATAGAACGTGTTTATGACCGTGAACGTCTCGCCGCTCATCGTGCCCTCGAACTTGACCTCGTTGATCTGGATCGTGATTTTCTCAGGTGCCTGCGGAAACTGGTCGCCGTCGCGGACGGTGAACTGAGTCTTGACGTACTGCCCCTGCTGCTCCCGCTCGAACAGAATCTCGCAGATTTTGTCGTGCTTCCGCTTGACGCATTGCGGATCGACCTTGCCCTGTCGCACGTTGGCAAACGATAGAGCCGTGCCACCCGTGTTGCCAGCACTCGCGGTCTGATCGTTACCAGAGCCGTCGTCGCTGGACACGGTGTTCGTGATCGTCGGACACTGTAGCTTCCGAGCCTGACAGAGGCGTTCTTCGATGGTTGGGTCTGCAACGCCCACGCCCTCGCCAAGGAATCCCTTGCGAGTACCGCGAACCTGCACGGCTTCCATGTTACACACGCTGCCGAACACAAGTGGCCAAGGCTTGTTGCGGTCGGCAGGATCAATGAACGGGAAGTCGCCGTCCTCCATCGTGAAGCCAGCCTCGATGGACTCTAGCTTACTGAGAACATCAAAGGTGATTGTGCGTCCGCCATCATCGCAAACGATTGGGGAGTTGATCACTCCCTCAAACATCAGAGCCTTTTCCCCGACCGGCAAACCTTGGAAGGTGAGATAGATTCGCACAGGTCTCAAATGGATGTCATTGTTATCAATGATGTTTCGCAGGGTTCCGTCGATGTCGTTGAACGTCAACGTAGTCTGCTGGGAGTCCGAGCCGCCAGTCACAATACGTGTTGAGTCAAATTGGCTGATATTCAGAAGCAACGGATACGGATATTCCGCACCGTTCAGCTTTCGATCTGTGTATGCAACCCAAGCGTCATCGACCCAATTCACTTCGACGACGATCATAGGCTCGCCTGCGAACTGCTTGTCGATCTCTCCCTGGATTGCTGGATTGAATGTTCTTGGCATTACACTCTCTCTTCAAATTCGATGGTGAAGGAAACTGCCTCTTGGATTTTACCCCAACCACCAGCACGACCCTCGCCTCTGGTCTCTAGTGGATTGATTGTGATGTATCCAATACGCAGAACGTCTTCGTGGTCTACGGTCTTGACCAGCCCGCCATTGTACTTGGAAACGAACTCTTTGACTTCGAGTGCTTTATCCTTAGCGGTCAGGAACTCCCAACGGAAGGCACGCCGACCACGCTTAGGTTTCACGTAGGTGTAGAGTGTGCCGTCAATTGCCCGAAGAGTCTGTATGCTAGCACGCAGTTGCTCGTTGTTGCCACGATTCGGGGAAGGCAGGAGCAACGTGGTCTTCAGGCCAGGATATGGTGCTTGAATTATGAAACTCATACTGGTCTCAATTCTGTTAGGCGGATTTGATCGAGGCTGGATTTTGTTGCACTGGAATCGTTCGACCAACCGACCGCCCCAATGTTCTCACTGAGTAAGGCAGTAGCAGGGCCAACTTCGGTGTAGGTCGGAGAGATGACGCCTTTGGCTTCCCACTGAGCAGTCCAGTTGCCTGCACCACCAGTGGTGTCCAGAGTGATCCGAAGATCAAGGACAGCGTCCGGGCTGGCATTGAGTGTTACATCGGTCCACGCA